AATGGCAGCTCTGATCCGGCCGACTTGATCGGCAGTGTATCGCTGAGCGTTGCTGGGCCTGTTGATGTAATTCCACGCAGCGCGAATGTGCCGCTCCGTATCAATCGGATAGCGCGGCTTTCCGTCCGCCTGGCATCCGGGATCGGCGTAATTGAGCTCCTTGTGCCCCGCAAACAAACTGGCGCCGGCGCTGCTATCTTGGCGGCCCTCGGCCCCCTGTTCTTCACCGGGGGCAAGCTTAGCGAGTGCCCCTTCGGCTGTCTCGATTGCTTTTTTTGCGGCGTCGATCGTGGCTTCGGTTTTATTCGTACGGTCGGCTTCTTCCCCGCTCCTCGGCGATGACTGCGGATCCGTCTGCGGTGACCGCGGTAACTGAACACCTGCCGTACCGAGCGCGCGCCGTTCGAGACACTTGACCGCCTCGCCTTTGCCGCGGTGACGATGGTCCGCCACCCCGCAAGCCCAAATTTGAATGGGAGGGTTGAACGGCTCTTGCACTGCTGCCGGCGGTACCGTTGTCTCCGAGTTGCCGGGATCTTGCTCGGCGACGGTTGCTTTCCAGCAGTCGAAAATCGCGTCCGGGTTCGCCGGACGATCGACAAGTGAAATTTCGTTGAGAACCAAGGCGGTGATAGCCTTGGGATTACTGGGCTCGCGCTGTGTGACGCGGCCGCCGATCGAAAAGCCGCGATAGACCTGGTTTCTAACTTTGGCGATCGCGATCGGGTCGACGACATGGGCGACGATCCGCGTGGCCCCATCGTCACCGACCTCGGCTTCGAGCGTCGTTCCAGCCGCCGAGAGCTGGTGCATCTCGCGCAGTGCCGGAAACCGCATGTAGTCTGGGATTGCCGCGCGCATCGCGTCAGCCCGAACGATTTCACCCTGATCGTCCACCACCTCCGACGATGCGACCCCGTGCACCCGCACGGTGCCATCGTCCTGAGGCTCGACCTTCTGGATTGCGCCATAGAGTCGCATGATCAATCTCCCGCCAAAGAGCCGCGCCGGAGCGTCCGGTATTTGCTCATTTTCCCGGCGGCTCCCGATAAGGCGGCCTTGCACCGGGGCCCTGATCGCCGGAGGCAGCAGGCGCTTGCTGCAGTGCTGCCGAGAGCGGCCGACCTGCTGCCTGTGCAAGTATCTCGATTGCTTCGAATACCTGCTTCGATGCCGCCGAATTGTCGGGAAGGAATATCTTGACTATGGCGGCGGCGATGGCCGCCCAGACTGGGTCTCCCGTAAATAAATAGCAGACGGAGCCGGCGAGGACGCCAAAGCCGATGACTGTGCTGGGTTGGAGTGGCCAACGAAACGCTATTTTCTGGAACATATGTCTGTTACTCGATCAATTCATCGCATTAACTTCAAACCAAGTGGCAACAACGTCATTGGCTATCCCGGCCGTGTAGGACGAGCCCGTCAGGGCAACGACAATGGCGCTCGACTCGACCGCCGTCGCGAAGACCGGCAAGCCGATCCCGCCATGGGTGCCGCCGCGGACCGCCGTACCCTGTGCGTACTGCGTATTCGACCCGGCAGCGCCGTATTTGAAGACATTGGCCGTCAGCTGCCAGCCGACGTTGTTGTTCGGCGTGGTGGTGTTGACCCACTGACCGGTGTCGGCGATGACACTGCCGCCGGTCACCGCTCCGGCGGAGAGCGTGGCATTAAACCACAGCTTGACGCGCTTGTTGTTGGTGGTCGAGCTGGTGCTGCCCTGCGCGGTAATGCATAGGCCGCGGCCCGACACGTCAAAGCTCGATGTCGGCAGAATGTAGTTGGCCAGCACGCTGTCGGCGGTACCGGCAGCATTGCCGGCGAGCGGATTGCCGACCTGACGATTGAGGTTGCCCTCCCTGAAGAATGCGCCGGTGCCGCCCCCGAAGAGGGTCGCGGTGTTCGCGGGCTCGGCACCGACACCCGGCACCACGCCGTCGAGTGTCCAGCTCGCAGCACCGGTTGCTGCGGACATGCAGGTCCACAGGCGTCCGGCGGTGATGTTGAGCCAGCGCGAGCCGGCCGAATAGGCCTGGGTCTTGTCGTTGGAGGCAGTTGGGTCTGCCGTCGCCGAAAGATTGTCGTAGGTGGACAGCATGGTGCAGCCGCTGCGGATCAGGTCGATCACATCGCTGATCGCAGCGGCGGCGATCACTCCCCTTGCGTCCGCCGTGTATGAGGCGCCCAGGGTCTGAAACTGTGCAAATGGAGCAGGTGCGAGCACCTTCGTGGTCATGGCCGAGTTCCTACTGTCACGGACCCGGGGGTTTGCACAGGACCGTAGCGTTGAGCTTCAGCACGCGACCGTCGCTGAGCGCAGCCGAGGCTTCGAGGATGTAGGTGCCGCCGGCCGCGGTGCTCGGCATGCTGCCGATCGCGGCAACCGAGAAGAAGCCGTCGCGAGTTTGCAACGACCCGTCGGCAGCGCGCAGCTGGATCGATGTCTGGGCGGACACCGACAGCACCCGCGACTGCGGCGCCGGGTCGGCGGCCGTCTGGAACGGAGCGAGCGCGCAGGTCCAGCTTGTCGAGACCATCGTCGCCGCACCCATATCCGCGGTAAAATCGAAGGCGAAATTGTCGATCTCGCCGATCTCGATCGGATCGAACGGCGTTGCCAAACGCATAGCGCAGTTCCTTATTGGCCTTTAAGCGGGCGGCCGCTCCGGGAAGCCGCTCAGACGCTCCGGGTGCCGGACAAGTCCAGCTGGGCTCACGAAGGCCGAGCTAGCTGGTCCTTTCACGGCAAGAACGGTACTGCTTTCTGCAAGAACATCGACAGGATCAGGCCGCCGACAGCGTTGCACGGCGCGTTTGGCCCGAACGTCGCAGTCGCAAAGAGCCGGTCGGCTTCGATCAGTGACGCCAGGCCTGGCTTTGGCGCTGTCTCGACCGCATTGGCGACCGGACCCAAGGCGTGCCAGCATGCCGCTCCTTGCGGGTCACCGCCCTGTCTCGCGACCTGTGCCGCATTGGTCAGATCGGCGCTGACGAGCTTGTCGACCTCTGCACATCCCGATAGTGCCAGTAGCAACGCGTAGGGAAGATAGCGTCGCTTTCGCATTGCTTGAGCCCTTTCACAGTATAGATTATCTGCAACCGATATCGCGTCAGCTACGACTGAAATGAGGCGGTCTGGCGTCCTCCAGCCTTACAGCTGCTTGAGAATACGGAGCCGCCCGGGTGTGGCGAGAAGGCGCCGTTTGCCGGACGAGCCCAGTGACACCAGCACCGGGTCCGGCAATGCCGACCACTCGACCGACAAGAGCATATCGGCACTGAACAAAACAATCGTCGCGCCCAGCCATTCCGCCCGTCCGGGCGCGTCGCGGACGACCCCGGCGCCGAACTCGACCGGCCAACCGGCAGAACCGCCCAGAACCGTTGCCGATTCGATTGGGATACTGGAGTCGATGCTTGCTGTCGCGGTCGACTCGGCGTGCAACCACTGGTTTATCCGGTTGATTGCCAGCAATTCTACGGAAGTCGATGGATCGCTACGGGCGACCGCGACAGACTCGCATGGTGACGGCGGATCATTATGCTGCACCGCCGGGAATTCGAGCTGTGCTGCTCGGCTGACTGTTTGACCCGCCGCGAACCCGACCGGGCTAGGTGCATCGGCTGCGACGGTCGTAGCATTCGCTGGGGTGTAGGTGATGACGATGATGCCCTGCGCACCGCTGCCGCCGGCTCCGCCTTGCCATCCGCCACCAGCTCCGCCACCGCCATAGAGACCACCACTGCCGCCAGAAGCGGGGGAATTGTTGCCGCCGCCACCGCCGCCGCCAGAACCATGCGAGGCGTCCCATTCGGTGCCATTGCCGCCATTGCTGCCGGGACTGCCACCGTTCCCCCCATTGCCGCCGCCATTGGCGCCGACGCCGCCGGCACCGCCCGCTTGGTCCGAGGCGCCGGTTGTGCCGCCATCGGCACCGCCACCGCCGCCGCCGGTGCTAAAGCTACTTCCGCTAGCACCACCAGCACCCCCGTCGCCGGTCGGCCCGGCTGCACCACCGCCGCCGCCCGAATCCGATTGGTCGACAGTGGCATCGCCGCCACTGCCGCCACTATGCTTGACCGTGCCGACACCGCTCGCGGCGGCACCACCGGCCCCTGGCGTGACCGTGCTGTTGCGCTTGCCGCCTTGTGCGCCGACCGTGCAGGTGCCGAGCGTATTGCCGCCAAAACAGGTGTCGCCGCCATCATTGCCGAGCTGGCCGGCATTTTGGGCGCCGCCGGCCCCGATCGCGATCACGACGCTGCCGCTAAGGCCCGTCAGATTGCTGGAGCTGGAATAGGCGCCGCCGCCCGAGCCTCCAGCATCGGCCGACGGCGTACCGGCCGTGCTCGAGCCACCACCGCCGCCGATCGTCTCGATCCTGTTGGTGTTCGACCAGTCGGCCGGCACCGTCCAGCTGGTGCCGGACAGCAGAAAGATCCGCGTCATTCGACGCGGTGGCCCGGGCACGCTGTATCATGCGCCACGAGGCGCCCCGACGGATGGGTATCCAGCGCCGGGTCAGCATTACATGTGGCTATGACATAGCCATCCGCATCAACAATGCAGCACCGTCCGGAAGGTGGTGTCACACCCGTCGCCGTGGCGATCGCCGCGCGGCATGCCGCATCGTCATAGGGTTGGTCCAGAGGCATCAGTAGCCGACTCTCGCCGGGCCCCGGCTGATGCAGTGCGAGCTGAGCGTCATCGTCGGGGATGACCTTGCGGCGCAGAATTTTGCTGCCGGTCGCGTAAAACACCGCGAGCTGGGTCGCGCCAGTCGTCATCGATGCTCTTCCCGCGCCAGTCCCGCTCTCCTTTGTTACGTTGTCATTCCTTGTGTCCGCAGATCGGCGGAACCCTTGTAGGCTGCCGTGCCGCCCGGCAAAGTGAGCCGCAGCCAAATGCCCTGCGCCCCCGCCGCATTCGGCGCGCTGCCTGACGGCAAGTAGCCCGGGCCTGGGACATTCACCAAGGTGGGCTGCGTAATGAAGCCGCCTACGCCAGAGGCAGGAACAGTCTGCCGGTTGGCGACCGTGCCGGTGTCGTTCAGCCCCGTCGTCAGCGCCAAATCCATAAGTGCGCCCGAAGGCAAACTCGGAGTCTCGCTCGCGACCTCGATTTGCGCGCCGGTCAGTGCGGTCGCAGTGTTGTTGTTGACAACAAAAACCTTTTCGTAATAGGTGTGCTGCGCCCCGGCAGGCATATCAGCCGCACTCGTCGAGAACATGCGAATCACGGCCGTCACCGGATTTGGCAGGATTTCGAACAGCATCCCCTGGAGGATCTTATAGGTCGTCGTGTTGTCCGGAACCGTGCCCCAGTCGCGGCTGACCGCAACGACGTCGGTACCATAGCCGGCTGTGGCGATGATCTGCCGCAATTGGTTGGCACCGGTGCCGCTCTTGGTCCAAATGATCTGGCCGGCAGCGACCGTGGCACCGTCGCCCGACTGCAATTTGAATAGCGCCGGCGTTGTCCCGCTATGATTGGCCGAACCGGCCTGCGCAGTGCGCACCGTAGCGTCGGTGGTCAGCGCCCCTGAAGGCAGCACGCAGCTGTGGGCCGCGAGCGCCACGTCGCCGACCGCCGGGGTGCCGCCTGGGTTCGCCAATGGCCCGTTCGCACTCGCCCCTGACAATGCGGCATAGAGCAACCGCTCGAGCGATAGCGAGCCGGTCACCCAACTCTGGCCGTTTAGGGTCAGCGTCTGGCTTTGCAGCGCACCGGTCGCATCGCGTCCGGAATAGACAATCTTGGTCGTGGTATCGCCGGACGAGCTCGAGACGACATCGACACTGCCGGCCGGGGTGACATCATAGAACGCGACACGGCGAGTAAAGTCGACGGCGCCGCCGATCGTGGCGCCGTCGGTTTCGGGCATGTTGGCCGAGCCATAAACGACGATGTCGGATGGCAGGACGCTCATCAAAGGCTCCTTATTTCGTCGGTATCGGTTTGGTGCAGCCGACCGGGCCAACCCCGGCCCCCCGGACCCGGCTATGGGGCTCCGCGCAACAGCGCAGGCGCAAGGGTCGCGGTTAAGTGCCGGTGGTGTTCGCCGAAGTCGCGGTTTTTGGCGCGATCGGGTTGCGCAGCGGGACCGGCCCTTGCGCCGTGACAAACATCGGCGTGTCACCACCCTCGACCGGACCCAGCCCCAGGACGTCGCGCGCCTCGTTCAAGGTGAAGATGCCATCCTTGACATAGCTGGTCAGGATCACGGATTGGTCCCTGGGATCCGTCGGCCGCACATCCGACCAGGCGAATTCAAGGTCGCTGTGCCCCATCCGCTTCTGGATGACGCCATCGACGAGTCGCTTGACCCAGCCCATCAGCGGGGCCAGGCCCTCCTCGAGAGCAGCTTCCTGTGCGGTCTGCGCCGTTGCCCGATTGACCTGCGGGGTGAAGGCGGTCGGTGGCAAGGAGAACGCATAACAGACGATCCGCGCCAGCCACTCGTCGAAATCGTCCTTGTAGGGTGCCTCCTTAAAGGCCTGATACTTGGTGCCGCCCGGCCCCCATAACAGCCTTGTGCGGCTGCCGGTGTTGCCGGCGAGGATCGAGTCGAACCATTCCTGGTACTGTTGGATCTGCTGGGTGCCCCACCCGTCCGGCGCCGACATCAGCCCCAAGGGCACATTACCCTAGGTAAAGTGTTGCAGTTGCATGACCTGGCGGCGCAATCCGATATTGACCGTCAGCACGATCTGCTCGACCGGGCTGAACCCGTATGCCTTATGCGGTCGGCGATTGCGCGGCAGGTAGATCAGTTCGCCGTTGCTCAGCAGGCGCCACGGCCGGCCATGGATTACCTGCTCATATGCCGGTGCCGGCGGCTGCGGCCGGCGTCCGGTGTCGTCGATCAGCACCTTGATCGTCGACCCGTCGACGACATCCAGCCCGATAATCTCGCCACCGCGGTTGCGGCGTATCTCGAATGCGGGTGCATCGAGCACGAGGACGTCCTCGAGTGCCTCACGCAGCCAAGTCGCGAAGGGTTGCTCGCCGTCCGGCATGCGCCAGAACTCGGTCAGCCGCTCGATGCGTGCCGGCGCGTCCGCTGCCGGATGACGGTCATCGCGCGATTTGATTGTCCACTCGAGCTTCTCGATTTGGTCCTTGCGCGTTTCGATTGCCAGCCGCGTGATATCATGGCTTTCAGCCAAGGCCCGGAGCTCCGCGAAACCGATCGGCTCGTAGGAGCGTGGCGTATAGGTCGTATTGTACCCGACCGGAAAATCCCACAGTCGCACCCGCTCGCGCTCGGGCGGTACCAGCGGATAGCTGGGGGAAAAGATCCCCTGGCCAGGCTGAAAGACTTCGCGAAATTGCGTGATATCGTTTTGAGAACCCCAGCTGCCCCAACTGTAGGATGCGATCGGAGCAAGGTGGGTCAGCGAGGTCCGCTTGCCGCCGGGAGGTGGCATGGCTTATTCCTCACCTGTTGCGCGACAGGAAGCGGCCATCATCAATAGCCTCCCGTGATCGCCACGCGCTTCCAGGTGTTTGGCGCGGTGCAGATGTAGAAAAAATTGCTGTCGTGCGCGATCTGGTTGGTCGTGCAGGCCGACGACGAGGCCGGCGAACCAGAGCCGATCAATCCGCCAAGATTGTTGAGTGTCTGCGGTGTCGCTTGGACCACGCGGAAGTTCGAGCCGTCGAATTGCAGCGCGGCAAATTCGTAATTCTGGCCGGCCGCCAGAGAGATCGAGCCGCTCGCCGTGCCGCCGCCCTGCGGAACGAGGATTTTTTCCTCGGCACCGCCATTGACCTGGACGGTCATTGTCTTGCCGTTGTCGCTCGCAAAGCCCATCATCCAGCCGGTGCCGATTGACGTCGTCGACGGCAAGGTCACGGTTAGCGATGATGTCGGCGTATTGTAGCTCGACACGGCAATGCCGTTGTCACTCTGCGAGGCCGCGTAGGTGGCGACCGCGGGAAAGGTCCAGCGGTTGATCCCCGGGGCGTTGCCCGAGATCCCGATCTGGGTCGCGGTCGCGGGTGTCGCTCTGACGACCCGGAAGTTGCTGCCGTCGAACTGCAGCACCAGAAGCTCGTAATTCCCCGATGCCAGCGCCGCCGAGGTCACAGTGGCGCCACTGCCCGGAAACAGGATGTGGCCGCCCGAGTTGCCGTTTACTTGCACCGATGCAGTCTTGTTGCTGTCGCTGGCAATGCCGATCGTCCAACCCATCGGGATCGCCGTGGTCGATGGCAATGTCACCGCGAAGAACGAGAGTGGGCTGTTGAAGCTCGACAGCACATTGCCGTTGTCGGCGACCGCTGCGACGTAACTGCTGACCGTCGGAAAGCTCCAGTGACTGATCCCGCCGGTGCCGATCATGCCGATTGCCTGCGCCGTTGCCGGTGTCGCGTCGAGGACGCGGAAGTTGCCGCCGCCGTCGTATTGCAGCACCAAAAACTCGTAGGCGCCCTGGGTGGTGTTGGCGAGGGTCAATGTCGTTGCCGTGGCACCCGATCCGGGCCATACGATGTGGCCGCCGGAGGTCGCATTGACCTGAACCGATAACGGCTTTGTGCTGTCGGTCGCAAAGCCCATGCTCCATCCGGTCGGCAAGGCCGTTGTCGGAGGCAGGGTCACGTTCAATCCGGCCGCGCTGTTGAAACTCGACAGGATATTGCCATTGTCGCCCAGTGTCGCGGCGTAACCCGAGGTCGACGGGTAGAGCCAGTTGCTGGGCCAGGGCGGCGGGTCAAAACCGTTGACGAGACGGGTGCTGCGGGTCGCCGAGATCATCCGCCAATTGTTGCCGTCGGACTGCACGGCGACGCTCTCGTAGTTGCCGGGGCCGAGCACGATTGACGACACCGACTTGCCGCCCGAGAGGATTGCTCCGGATGGAGCAGTGACGGTCATGCCCTTGCCGTTATCGGTCGCAAAACCCATCGTCCAGCCGGGGTTCACGCTGCCAACAGCCGGAAGGGTCACGGTCATCGAGGCGCCAGGGGCATTGTAGCTCGAGATATTGAGCCCGTCATCAACGGGGGCTGCGGTATAGCTCGCAGCCGACGGAAAATACCAACGGCTGCGCGACCCGCTTCCAATCACCGTAACGCCGGTCGAGGACGGCCCGAAATTGACCGTGCCGCCGCCGTAGTTTGGGTTGATCAGCACATTGCCGATGCTGGCCGTCGCGTTGACTGCGGTCTGGCAATTGAAATAGGGTGAAACAAAGGTGTTGAGGCCATTGTGGTTGAAGGTAATCGAAAGGCAGGTCGGCGACACTTCGAGGTCGAGCGCCAGGAACGTATTGCTGAAATTGTATCCGTTTTCGAGCACCAGGCCTCTGCCGCCGGTGCCTTGCGCCGTACCGGCCCCCGAGATCCGCGAAAATTGCGTTTGCTCGAGTGCCAGCCCGGCGGCGCCTCCGGCCGATACACAGACAGCATAAATGTCGCTGTCGAGAACGTAGTTGAGCTGGCACCCGCCGGCGCCCGGCGCGGTACTGGCGTTATTGACAATCAAGTGGTCGAGTTTAATAGAGTTATGCGCGTCGGAAAAATCGGTTTTACCGATCACCACTGCATAAGCCGGGGTGCTGGCGTTGACGAACAGGCTACCCTCTTCCTTGAAATAAAAGCACCCGGTCGGGCTGCCGGTCGAGCCGCCGCCACACTGGATCTGCAGCACCGGGCCCGAAGCGATCGCGCGCCCGTCGATCGTCGCCCCTTCCGAAATCAGCCGAAAGCCCTTGGATGCCTGGCCGGCATAGTCGATCGAGATCGCCGAGGTGACCTTGTAGGTGCCGGCCGAGAAACGTACCGGCCAATTGTTGGTAATGGCAGCCGAAATCGTCGTATTGATCGCCGCCGTGTCGTCATGGCTGTCGTCGCCGACGGCACCATTGCAGCGCACATCGACCCACGGGCGGCCCGAGCACATCAGCACGTCGCCGCCCATCGTCGCGGTACCGGTAGTCGACAATGTCGAAAAGGATCCCGGGCTTTGCGCGAGGGCCGGAAACGCCATGCCGAGCCCGACGACGATCGCGGTCCGGTAATGGGTCACCCGGCGCGTGCTTCGAGATGCGCTTCTTGTCCTGAGGAGCCACCGCAGGCGGCGTCTCGAAGGGGAGCGCTCCTCAGCATGAGGTGTG